AAAGATACGAAACCACCCCGAAATACGCCTTTCGTTATCGCAACCATCAGTCCTGAAGTATTAATCCAGAACAAAGGGCCACGTTTGCGAAGCCACTCATGATTCGCATCATGAGGGAAGACGAGTTTACCTCCGCGAGGTACCGACGCTTTGTAAAGCTCGGCACCAGACCGATTAAAACTCCTCTTCCTGGGGTACCATGACGGTACCTTATGGCCAGCGTCATCACTTTCCCAAGGCGGTACGGGTTGAAACCCGGACACCTTAAGAAGGTATTGCAGCACGGACGGAATTGCTAAACCCGTCCGCGCCGACCATGATGACAACTGATTAAAGGCGACAAAGAAATCCTGTCGCGAGCTCAGCCTACGAATGTAGGCTGCCCGTACATTATGGCCTTTAAAAAAGTCCATACCACAGGATTCTCTGAATGGTCCTTCTATGAAGGACTTCTCGCGATTGATTACGAAGCCGAACCGCTCCAGGGTCTCGATAACTCGACGACTCGTTTTACGAGTCACGATGATATCGTCCCCATAGACGGACCAGTTCGGGTCTCCGCAATCAGGCCGGCGGGGGAAAACCCCTTCCTGCCTGTATATCGCGCGAACTATCGCACTAAATACAAGAGTCTGCAATGAAAACGTAAATCCGTTTCCCATCGTAGAAATCATATTTAGACGGGTCATGGTTCCATCAGGAAGCCTTGTGAAAGGTGTCCTAATGCCCATTAGTGTCTCTACTACTTCTTTTGGAAATAATAGCTCCACTAAGGAAAGGCTCATTGAGTCGGACGCGCTTTCGAGATCAATAGTCGCGAAGGCGTTATCCAGATCATACGAGCCTCTCCTGGCCATTTCTCGGTTAACCTCCTGTTGCCTAGAGAAATCGATCCCTATAAAAGATCGAAGTCTTCGGCGCAGAAGTGTACCCATCCCGAGCTGAAACCACATATTTAATGTAGGTTCAGAACAGATGGTACGAGAGATATAGTCATTCTTCGGAACGCAAGACATGCGGCTTCCTTCTACGACACATGCTAGTCCCCGATGACGGTAGCGGATTACTTCCGCATTACGCCATTCCGGGAAGGGAAGAATGCATCGTAAGTACTTGGAGTACATCTCGATCTTATCAGTAGTTAGCGGAGAGGAAAAGAACTTCGTGTAGAAGTCCCCTCCTCCTCCATGGACGGTGGTTCCTGGACCTACGTCTCCCAACTCAAAAAGAGCTGGGGGACTAAAGTCAAGGAAGAATCCACCAGGGTTGAAGAACTGCCAAATCTCATCTTGTATGAGACCCAGCACTTCATCGTCCCATGAACCACGGCTACTGTATTGCCATTCACCGACGCGAGAATTTACGTCGATGAATTTCTGGATCGCACGTGCGTCTGCTTCAGGGTTAGGATCTTCGAATTTCTTGAAGATGCTCCCCAACAGCTGCGTCGCCGCTACAGAATCAGGTGTCCCGTACGGATTTCTTTTGTCCGAAACCGGGTACCTGAGGAGATCGAACTGAAGGAGTGAAACGATCCTTTGCTGAGTATCCTCAGACATAGTATCACCTCATATGTATCAGTAATCTGATACGACTTTGTCTTGTACTAGTGCGGATTAAGAAATCTTAAATCGCACCACCTATGATAGCACTAAGGTCGATTAAGCCAAAACGGCTTGAAATCCACCCTATGATAGCATAGATGAGGTACAGCTTCCACTGTTGTTGATCGTGTTTCATAAACATCCTATAGGACGTTTGTGATCACCTGATCGCCAACATCGGAGCTCTCTGCCCAGAGAGCACCGGCGTGGAGCGACAAAGCGGCCCTTACGCTCTCAGGATCATAGTTGTCCGCGCCGGCAGGAACATCGATCACTGTCGTGATGATGACCTTATCGGTCTGAACACTATTTAGATTAACACCCTTACGGGTGATAATCTTCTGAGAGTTACGGGGCACTGACCCTACGATCCCAGTTGCTGGATTCGCTGCGCCCAACCCGCGAGGGTTAGCCGTTTTGAAGGCAGTAATTGAGAAAGGGAACGAGCCCGAGTGTACTTCTACACCGGTCTGAGTTCCACCCAGGGCACTGATAGTCCACTGTTTCGCATGCGAAACAGGGGGCGTATCAGAGACAAGGGTATAGGTCGGGGAGGTGAGGCCAGTCTGTGGACCACCAGTGACCGGACTCGATGGCGAAAATGCCATAACAAAGATCTCCTATCAAGAGACAAGATTACGAAAAGAGCCTGCGCTGAGCAGCAAGTGCAGCAAGGTTGAAGGATTGCGTTGACCCGATACCAGGGACTTTAAACCTGATACTAGGTGACAACGACCCTTCGCCTACTGTACGGACATACTTAGAGCAGACCCAGCTTCTTCCAGCAGGAGAGAATTTCTCTATCCGCGTATTGCCCTCTTTCGGCGGCGTGTTAAGAGTAGTTGTGCCCCGAGCAAGCGTGACAGTATTGTCACGTATGTTGCTCTTGAGCATACTCCGAACATACCACCGCCAGGTGACAGTCGGATGAGACATCATCTCGATTATCTCGCCAATGTTGACGAAATAATCAACCACCCAGGAGTACGGCATTACTTCCCAAACCGTTGGCAGGAAATCTGAGGCGGTAACGCCCCAATATCCGGCCAAGGAGGGGAATCTGATGTCGTCCAACCCTACCGCGCCCATATAGCGACAGCTTTCCGAAGACCATTGTCTACGAATAGACTTGACCTTCGCATAGCTAAGATCAAAAACATCGTAGTCAACCAAAGAGTTGTCAGTCATACTGGCAGTGTAAGAGAAAACTTTTCTCTGAAACAAAGTCCGGAATGCTAACTCCTCCAAGGCAGACTTGGCGTTTTCGATATCTCTAACGTTTTGACGCCATCCGAAATTAAATTCGAACCACGTCCCCGTTAGCGCTTTTGTTACCGCTCTCTTTTTCTTTCGAGAAAGAAGGCGATATGCATCAGCAGTGAGGCTGCGTCTTGAACCCGAGGCCGACCGAGTGGCACGTTTTGCCGCTTGACGGTACGCATTCAAGCCAGTTCTCAAAGCCAATGCAGGGTGCTTAAGGCCTCGAATAGTTTGTCCAATCTCGCCTATGAAAGTTCCGCCTTGAAAGGCGTTGCCTTCACGTATGGCTCGAAGGATAAATCCATTCTTGGCTCGGTTCTGCAAGTCTACGGTAGCAGTGCTAGTAGGATCTGAGGGCGCTTGAGCCTTAAGCCTAGAGTAATGCAAGTCACCGGAATATTCATATCCGGCCCACTTCTTACAATAGGATTCAGCTTCATATCGCGTCCCCAGGACTAAGCCATCGGTGACCAACAAACGCCTAAAGTTCACATGATATGGTGAACCGGCTTGTTGACCCAGACGGACTTTCCTGCGCCACCCTGGATTATCAACAGAGGTAGTGACGTTTTTCCCTGTCTGAAATGTCTCCGTATTCTCAACGGTTTGACCGTTAACAATAGCAGAGCACAGTAAAGACATAGGATTTACGCCCAGCCTCGTGCGGGTAATCTTCTGGGTTTCGTAGGACAAGTTAGCCTCCTAATAACAATGGGACCGAGAGACCAATTTGGCCTCAGAGGCCAGACTCCTGTGAGG